CAGCCACACAACCCGCATGAGTTCTATCAGGACGATATGTTTCATGTCCTGGATGTACTGCTCTCGGGCCAAGAGTGGAAGAAATACCGACTACACGACTTCCAGGTACTCCGTGCGAGTGTTCCTTGCCAGGGATACAGCCGGATGCGATATCTCCCGTGGCTGCAAGGGAAAGAATACCCGCTGCTCATCGATCGAACCTGGCAACTCTTCCAGAAGTCAGGTCTGGCATGGGAGATCGAGAACGTGGAAGACGCACCGATGCCCTACTCGATCACCCTCTGCGGCTTGTCTTTCGGGCTGCCTCTCTATCGTCACCGCCGGTTTGGCACCTCACATCTGCTCATGGCACCTTCTCATCAGCGCCACACCAAGACGATCAGCCCTGGACGCATGCTGGGAGATCGTGGGCGCGTGTCCAGCTGGGAGCGGGCATCCCGGATGCCCGCAGTGATGGGGTGCCCTTGGATGACACAGCACGAAGTCTCACAAGCCATACCCCCTGCCTATACGCAGTGGATAGGCGCTCAATTGCTCACAATCATCGAACACAGTGCGGCGTAGTCGTGGAATAGCAGCGCTGATGGAGCGCTAGAAGTGTTGTGACGTATGGCTACTGAGAAGGTGCGCTCGATCCCGTCTGGAGCACGGGGTCGGCGTCGGCAGGATTTCTTACCGCAGAGTGCGGAGGCGGAAGCAGCGGTCATTGGCGCACTCCTGGTCGATGGGGATGCGGTAGGAGTCGTACGTGCCATCGTAGCCAGCGACGATTTCTATACCTCGGCCCACCGCGAGATCATGGAGGCAATCTGCACCCTCGATGATGCTGGTGTGCCTATTGACATCGTGACGGTGACCGACGAGCTCGATCGCACCAATAAGCTCGATGACATCGGTGGATCGCCCTTCCTCGGGCAATGTTCCCGGCAGATGCCGAGCAGTGTCAACGTCGAGCATTACGCCCGCATCGTGGCGAAGCGCGCGGCTCAACGTGCGGGGCTCCGCCTCTCGGCGGATATCGCGATGCTCTCGAGTGGCGAGAGTCCCGTCTGTGAATTGTTAGCCTATGTGGAAGGAGCGGCGAAAGACTTACGTGGTCGGTATGGCGGTCTGGACGCTGACCTCTTGCCGATCACCCCAGCGCGAGACGTGCGGAACCAGATCCCGCCGATCGGTATCCTGGGCGATATCCTCTACGAGAACACGGTGGCTATCCTCTACGGTGCCTCCGGCCGCTGGAAGACCTTTGTCGCCCTTGGCATGGCGGCGAGCCTTGCCTCCGGTGAACCCTGGCTCGGTCGACCGGTACACAAGCCGGGTCCGGTTGTCTATATCGCCGCCGAGGGTGGCGGCGCGATCGGCAAACGTATACGTGCCTGGGAGATCCATCACGAGCACGAGATCAGCGAGCAGCTCTACATCCTCAAGGTTCCTGTCAACTTGCTCCATGCGGAGTCTGTCGATCTCTTAATCCGCTCGATAGAAGCGACCGTCAAGGGCGCACCAGTCGCCCTGTTTATTGACACGCTTTCGCGGAGCATGGCCGGCGGAGACGGGAACACCAATCAGGATGGCGGCTTGGTGATGGATGCGGCGTGCCGCCTACGCGATACCTTCGAGTGCAACGTGACGATCCTGGCGCATCCTGGCAAAGACGCCAGCAAGGGCATCTCCGGCTGGCTTGGCTACTTCAATAACTCCGATACCGTGATCAAGATTGACTCTGAATCTGACGCGCCCCATCTCGCCCCAGGCGATGTGGTCAGGATGATCTCAGAGAAACCGAAGGACTCAGAAGAGTTCCAGGATATCTACATGACCGCGCAAAAGATCTCTTGGCTACTCGATGATTCCTCCACCGTGGACTCGCTGGTCATGGTGCAGAGCGTCCCACCGGAAACACCGGAACCGGTTCAGCGGCAACGCCACGTCCTGAGCGCGGCTGAGAAGCTCCTGCAGCTCATCCGAGCCCACTTCCCCACCGGCGCGGTGTTCACCACCCTCATGAATCTGTTTCTGGAGCAGACCGGCAAGTCAAAGTCCACGTTCAAACGAGCCCTCGAGGATCTCGAGGCCACCGGCGCTGTTGAGAATGTCAATGGCCTCTACCGTCTCTGTCTCACGGCGAAGGGCGAGTAATGTTATGTCTAGGTTCATTGGGTTCATTGGGTTCATTTGGACCCAATGGCACCAAGGGTTCATTTGGGTTCATTTTTCCCATACCCCTTAAGGGGTATATGGGAATGAAATGAACCCTGCATTCACAGAAACCCTGGTGAAATTTTTGGGAGGGCAAAAAGCAAGCGATGCGTAAAACTACACAGCGTCATGGCGAGACCCCGGAGAATGTGTTTACCGAGGTGGTTGACGGCGGAACGTTTCCGTCGCTCGAGGTCACAGTGAACGCGAAGGGGCAGTATCAATACGCGATCAAGCTGTATTACGAGAATGTGCGCGATCTCATCTCACTCAGCCTGGATGATCTCGAGGCGTTTGACCGTCGTTTCCGCGCCAGTTTCCCGATCGCGGGAAAGGACTAGCGTAGCTGGAGGTGGCGTGATGGGTAGCATCGTGGATGAGTTCGACTGGTCGACGCAGGATCGGTTGTATCGGGTGCGCAAAGACGTGGAGATCGGCGAGTATACCGACTTCCCCGGCTCGACGGCGCCGCACTCAGAGTGGCAGCTCAAGAAGCAGTACCGCTACGCTGGCGGCAACTGGGAGACGTGCCTGTTTCGTGATCTGCTGCTTATCGGTGCCGACTGGTGTGGCAGTGAAGCACCAGAGGACAGTATCGGCGATTGGCTCGTTCGGTGCATGTCACCCGAATGGCTACGATTCGTCCTGCGGGATCTGTAGAGGAGAAACAGCATGAGTAAAGGGCATAATCGCAAACCTAAGGCTGGAGAGTGGAGCAAGTACGACATGAATGGCCACGTTGTCTCCGGTCCCACCCCATGTGACCACTTCTGGCAACCTGGCGCACTCGCCGATGGGTGGGAGAAATGTTGTCTCTGCGATGCCGTCAGACGCTACGTGCCACCACGTCTGACAGATAAGTGACAAAACTGTGACTCTGTGTACGATCGGACCGTCTCAATAGGCGTAATCGTACGCAAAAGTGGACAGTTGCAGGCTGTCTGATATACAAGACAGTACTGCATGGAGACAGCATGTACTTCAACTAATTGGCATTATCTGAAGTACATTTTTGGGCGTAATGTGATGATGATGGCGGTGGTGGTGATACACACACGATGGCAGTTTCAGCACGACACATTCGACAGCAGGCGCGCAAACGTGAGGTATTTCTCGCTGCGCTGGCCGCTGGGAATAGTGTCTCCGATGCGGCGAAGAAAGCCGCTGTAGACCGCACGACTGTCTACCGATGGCGCGCTGAAGATCCACAACTTGCCCAAGACTGGGATGATGCGTGGATGCAGCGCGCCGATCTTTTGGAGCAAACTGCCTTCGAGCGTGCTGTTATTGGCTGGGACGAGCCGGCGGTCTCGGCTGGCAAGTGGGTCCATGACGACAATGGCAAGCCCCTGATGATTCGCAAGTTTGACCATCACTTGCTGGAGACATTGCTCAAGGGCGCGAAGCCGACCGTCTATCGCGAGAACATCAAAGTCACCGGTTCCCTCGAGCATAGCCTCATCCCCTCCGCCTCTTCGTCGCAGCTGCTGGATAAGCTCGCCGAGCAATTGGATCCCGCTACTCGCGATGCCGTCGCTCAGGCGTTCCTCACGCTCGCCGGCGATCATGTCGTGCCAGCGTTGCCTGCTGGTGTGGTGGATGCCGAGGAGAGCGAGGGAGCAGACGATGAATGGTAAATCTCCCCACTATCCCTCCCAGCGAGTACCAGGCTGCTGCGCTGAAACTGAGCCCGGCGCTGTTCAGTGTTCAGGCAGGGATCCTGCCCGATCCCTGGCAGAAGCACCTGCTCCTCAGTCGCTCCAAGCGCATCATGCTCAACTGCTCACGGCAATCAGGGAAATCTACGACGCTTGGAACACTGAGCCTCCACACGGCGATCTATCAGCCTGGCTCTCTCGTCCTGATGGTCTCGAAAAATGGTCGGCAGTCGGGAGAGCTGTTCAAGAAGTGTACGGCGATCTACAAAGCCTTAGGGCGGCCGGTGCCGTTCGAGTCCGAAACTGCGTTGACGTTGACGCTAGCAAACGGGAGCCGGATTGTCAGTCTGCCCGGCGGCGAAGGCGGCATCCGTGGCTACTCCTCGGTGCATACCCTCATTGTGGATGAAGCCTCGAGAGTGCCAGATGATTTGTACTTCGCCATTCGTCCGATGCTGGCGGTTTCCAAGGGCCGGATGATTACGGCGTCAACGCCGTTCGGGACACGCGGCTGGTGGTACGAGAACTATTACAAAGACCAGCAGCGCACGCAGTTCGGGGAGAAGCCGCGCTGGGAATACTACGAGGTGCCGGCGGAAGAATGTCCGCGCATCACCCCAGAGTTTCTGGCAGAGGAGAAAGCGGAGCTCGGCGAGTTCTGGTTCGAGCAGGAATACCACTGCCAGTTCCTGGATGCCCAGTCAGCAGCGTTCCGAGAAACAGACATCCGGCAAGCGTTTAGTGAGGAGATCGAGACGTGGGAGATGTGAATGAGACCCCAGTGCTGTCATTCTGGACATTGGCCCGCTACAACTCGCAGCATCGCTGGTGGGCAGTAGAGCACTGGCTACTTACGCATTGCACGAGCCTGCACTTCTGCCATTCCTGCTCAGGCTATTTTCGTGAATGGTGCATGATGGAGCCCGACAAGTGCGCAGCATGTTATGCACGAGATTATGGGGTGCCACGTGGGTGATGTGAGACGGGTTCACATCGGCGTAGACATTGGCCAGAAGCATGACCCGACTGCCATTGTGGTGTGTCAGGTCATGGAGCGTCTTGGGCGAGAGATCCCACAGAGCCCACACCCCACCAAACAGGTCCTCGAGGCGCATGTCCTCACCCGGAGAGCTACCATCACTCCCCGTGTCATTGAAACGTTCTACGAGTCCCGCTTTATCGAGCGCCTTCCCTTGATGACAGGCTACCCCCAAGTAGCTGAGAGGATCGCCGAGCTCGCCACGTCGCCGGCGCTTTCCGGCTATAGCATCCAGTTGCTGGTGGACTGCACTGGAGTCGGTCAGCCGGTGTACGAAATGGTGCATAACGCGGTGAGTCTGGTCTCTGGCGGGGGCGGGAAATATACGCCCAATATTCGCATGCGGGCGATCATGTTCACCCATGGCGATCGCTACGAGCGGCAGCGTGGGCTCCTTGGCAAGGCGTATCTGGTGTCCAGGCTGCAGGCACTCTTCCAGACGCGCTCGATCAAGTTGCCGCCGCATCACCAGGAAGCGCAAGCGATGATGCGTGAGCTGAAGGACTATGAGATCAAGATCGACCAGAACGGCAAAGATACCTACGGTGCCTTCAGCACTGGCGCGCATGACGATCTGGCTACCGCGCTCGGGTTAGCTGTGCTCGACGATCCCCATGATTACCGCGTGGGTATAGGTCCACGTTTGTTCTAGTTCCAGGAGGCTCCCATGGTTGCACCCTATCGTCTCTCCTCTGGCGCATCGGGGCCAGCGACTGGCTCTCCTGGCATCCCGCGTGAGGATCCAAGCGCCCAGCAGAACATCCAGCGCCGCACAGCGCTCCACAGTGCCTGGGAAGCCTATCGAGGCAACTTCCCGCCACCGCTCAGCCAACTCGAAGGGCAGCCCGATATGAATGTGCTTGCCAATCGGGTAGGGCCGGCTGTCGATGGGGCGACTGCGTTCCTCTTTGGTCCCTCGCTCAAGATGGAGCATCCCACCAGTTCAGCCCAAGCTCTTCTCGATGCGGTCTGGGGCAATGAGGATCAACGGATGACCCTGCTCGGTAAGTGTCGTATCAACGGTGGGGTGTACGGCCACTGCCTCGTGAAACTGGTCACCCCCAAGAACGGCAAGCCGTGCGGTATCGGCAACCCTCCGCGCCTGGTGGTCCAGAATCCTGAGCAGTACGACATCGAGACGGATGAGGACAACTGCGATATCGTCAAGAAATACGTCTGCACCTGGAAGTCGACGGATGCCGAGGGGAACCCGTGCCAGATGATGCAGACCACGACGCGGGTGGATCCTGACTTCGAGGAAGACGATACCAACGACGCCTCTGATTCTATGCAGGATGTCGATGCCCACTGGGAGATCCAGAACTGGATCAAGGCGGACAACGGGGCGAATTGGAGTCCCGTTGGGCCTGTGATGCTCTGGCCCTACCCGATGGCACCGATTGTGGACTGGCAGAACTTCCCATGTCCGAACGAGCACTGGGGCACGCCCGATATCAAGCCGAGTGTCGTCAACCTCAACCGAAACCTGCACGTCGTGGAATCGAACCAGAATGCCGCGTTCTATTCGCATGGCCATCCGTGGATCTTCAACGAAGGCACCGGCGATACCAACGGCATTACGCCTACGCCCGGCACCATCACCGACGTCCCCGGCGGGAACATTAAGTCTATCAGCGCATCGGGAGACGCTGCCGGCATGGCCAATTATGCCGCCCAGATTCGTCAGAACATGGACGAGGAAACGGCTACGCCAGGCGTAGCCACTGGACGCATGACCGAGCTCCCGCGCGGGCAGATCTCCGGTATTACCATGCACATGCTCTACGGCTCGCGGATCCTACGTACAGAGTTTGAGCGGCGTTTGTACGGGCAGGGCATTCGGGATCTCTGCAAGCTTATCCTGGTGGTCTGTGGGCAGGAGACCGCGGCTGAGGAAGATGTGCAGCTGACCTGGCAGGATGCGCTCCCGACTGACGACCTGGCGATGGCCCAGATGGGCATGACGCTGCAGCAACTCGGCTTCAGCATGCACACCATTTGTTCGCTGCTCGGCCAGAACTACGACGACGAGTTGGAGTACAAGAAGCAGGAGGCGCAGGACCAGGCACAGATGCAAGCGGCAGGGTTGGCCAACCCCACAGGCGCTCCACTGCCCAACCTCGCACAAGGGACCGACCCGAGCGGCCAAGGAAGTCCTCCTGCCGCTCCCACCGCTGCTGGCGCGCCTGTCGGTGCTGGGGGCACCACGCCACCTGTGAACCATCCGGCAGCCATCGCCCAGCGGCAAGCGATGAAAGCTGCCTCAGCGGCCGTCAAAGCGCGTACCCCAGCGAAGTTGAACGGGTAGCAGACGATGACGACCGCGGCAGTCGGCACCGGCACCGTCTCCGATGCCATGGTCCACCACCAGATTGGGGTGCTGGACAAGATCATGAAGGCGACTGATGGCAAAATCACTGCCGCCTTCTCTGATGCCATTGCTGCCGTCATGCCCTCCGCTGCCGCTTTCCGGTCCGCCTACCAGCAGGAACAACAGAGATTGGCCTCTCAGGCGTCGCAGGATGAGCAGGAAGGCGCCTCAGAGCCACCAAAGGTCTCACTCTCCTGGCTTGCCGCTAGCGGCTTCCTGGGCGCTCTAGTGGGCTCAATCAACGACAACATCACCAATGCCCAGGCGCAAGCCAACGACGCGGTCTCTGATGCGGCAGACGAGGCCTATGACGCGACACGGGCCACCTCGGCGGCGATGGTGGCTCAGGCAAGTGGTCAGCCGGTCAGCCAGGTGCAGATGGCCCAATCGGTTGCCGCACTCCTGCAAGCCAGTGGAGACGCCACTCCAGACAGCTCGGACACCGGTTCACAGGTCTCTCAGAAGGCGAAGCAGGCGCTATTGGCTGGCGTGATGAATGGACTCTCGAGTCAAGCGCTGATGCTGGCCGTCCAGACGGTGCTGCAAGGGGCGCTCAGTGCGGCGCTGGGGCTGGGCGAGAACGCGGTGATCGATGCGTCCAGGGATGCGATGTCGTTGACCATCACCAATAATGGCACACTAGTTGATGGCTGGGTGTGGGTGTGCACCTTCGATGATAGCTGTCTCAGCTGCATGATGATGGATGGCACCTTCCACGATGCCTCAGAGACGCTGGACTCGCATATCAATTGTGCCTGTTTACAAGCCCCGTACGCTGGCTCTCCTGATGCGCTGGATATGCTGCAGACGGGTGAGCAGTGGCTGATGAACGATGCCACTGATGCGGAATTGCAGCAGATCCTCGGCCCAGCGAAGTATGAAGCCTATCAGTCAGGTGACGTTGGCTTGATGGATCTGGTGACCAAGGAAGGTGGGTACTACCACGAGCGTTCGCTCAAGAGTCTCGGGTTGGACTTCCGGGATTACTTGCAGGTGCGCCCAACGAAGGCAGAAATGCGTGAGATCGCCAGTGCCCAGGTGCTCGGTCCACATCCGTTCACAAGCGTGGAATTGACCGCCGATGAAGAGCGGCTACTGGCCGAGGCGGCACAGTTGGCCTATGCGCCGGAGATGCCTGCAGTGCCTGGGATAGTGGAGGAAGCGACCACGCTCCCGAATGAGGCGGCTGTGCGCGATGCCTTCGCGCAGAAGCTTATCGAGGGTATCGGGGACAATCCACGCATTACCTACCGCGCGACCATTGACGGACATGACTACTTTGTCAAAAAGTTGCCATACATAGCCAGTGAAGCCCGTGAGCGTGCTGGTGTAGCACTCCTGCAGGACCTCGGTGATGAGTATGTGCTACCGACTGCTTACGGCTCGCTTGCCGATGAGACCCCTTACATGATTCAGCCCTGGACTGGCGGCGAGACGCTGGAGAGCGTGGAGAATGCTGCGGCGGTGCTGCAGGCGTTGCCTGTTGAAGATCGCGCGCGCCTTACCGTCGTGGACTATCTCCTCGGTCAGGGGGACAAGGGGCTCGCGAACTATCTTGTACTGCCTGATGGGAGTGTACGCCTGACTGACTTTGAGTTCTTGGGTGATGCACATAGCCCGGAGCTTGACCTCTCTGGACCACTCGTTCGTGATGCCTACGGCGCAACGCCTCTTCGTGAGATCCCTATCCCTCACGACATCCTCGATACGATCCAGGCGCAGCGAGATGCTCTAGTGACTGACGCTCGCTCCGCCCGGATGCTCCATGACGCCAGCATAGGCTTCCAGCAGCGCCTAGATGTGCTCGATAGACTCGCAGCCTTGGACAATCCCACACTGGCGGATCTGCAACGGCTAGGAGCGGGCGAGGAAGTCATCGGCGATGTCTCCCCTGAAGTCACCGCGCTCCGTGCTAACCGTGCTGCCCTCCAAACCCAACGGGATGCCGTCCATGCCAAGCTCGATACGCTCTCCCAGAAGTGGCGCTCGCTCGTCCTCAAGGAAGCGGAGTTAGACCCCGAGGAGGATGAGGCAGCCATCGCCAAGATGGAGAAGCAGATTGCCGCCGTGGAGAAGCAGCAGAGCGCCCAGATGGCGAAGCTGGACAAGCTGGATGGCAAGATAGCTGCACTCGAGCAGCGTATTGCTAAGGCGGCCCCGCAAGGAGAATTGTCACCGGAGGAGTTGAAGGCGGTGCAGGCGACTGTCAAGGATCTACAGGCGCAGCGACTGTCTCTCGTGGCAGAACGCACGACCGCAGAAGAGGCAAAGGATGAACTCATTGATGATCAACTTGCGTTACTACGCCGCATTCAACGCGAGCCCCCTGACTCGATCCAAATCCCCATGCTGCAAAAGGCGGTAGATGACCTACAAACACGCATTGACGCCCTAGATACAAAGGTTGTGGATCTCAGTCACCAGATACGCGATACCTCGGCGCAACTTCAGGACACGCTTGTTTCCGTTCGGGGTCAAATTGGACTCTACAGCCCAGAGGAGGTGCGGCTACCATTTAGTGACACCATCACTATTCCCTCTCCCGAAGAACTTTTTGTTGCTCCTGGTCGTGAAGAAGAGAAAAGCGAGAATGCCCTACAGAAGCTCCTTGACCAGCAGAACGTCGCAGAGGCTGCGAGCGATTCCAAAGCGCGTATCGCTGATGACCTGGCGGATCGTCTCCAAGACAACACAGCCTTCCAGCAGATGGCCGTAGATCGAGGAGTCAGTTCAACGCAACTAGCCAGCGACCTTGTGCAGTCGTGGGGTGCGAAGTATAGCGTTGAGGAACCGCTCCTTATTGCCGAGCATATGGCGGTACAGGAGGAGTTTGGCCTCTCCGCAGATATCATCCACGCCGATGCTAAAACTCTCGCAGCTGCCAAGAAGTTCTACAAGCAGTATAGCGAAGCGCTCCGGGCCTTTGAGCGAGCTCAGTATGATGCCACCCAGGAGTGGTTTGCCGCCAATGGCATCACGGAAGTAGACCTCTATCGTGGCTTCAACTGGGTAGGTGATCGTGAGGCGCTGCTCCCAGATGGCATTGACTGGGGTAAGCCAGCCTATGGCTACGCAGAGGCTCCCACTCCCGGTGTTGGAGAGGTGGCTATTCCTCTCAACCCGCTCAGCTCGTTCTCAGTCGATCCAGAGCAGGCATGGATGTTTGCTGGTCAGGAAGACGAGGGATATCACCTCGTTGTAGGGGCCAAGGTGCCGGTAGAACGTATTCTCGGCACTGCACAGACTGGCTATGGATCAAAGGCCGAGGCCGAGATGGTGGTCCTGGGGAACATGTCCGATAACGTGAAGTACGAAGCTTCCGTTATTCGCTATGGTGACCTGGCCGATGAGGAACAAATCTCTGCAACGACGCTTGTCTACCACGCAGATGACATGAATATCACCGTGACAGCTAAGCCTAACGGCAGATACCGTATCACCATCAAGGGCGAAGACACCTACGAGGCACCAAGGACAGTGAAGTCGGTAGCACAAGTCAATAAGACGCTCTCCTATTATGGCGTCGCCAATATCTACAAGGCTCCAGAGGAAGTTGCCCAGGCTGCCGAGTTGACCTCCGAGGCTGCTGCCGTTGCCGCTCCTGCCACCACTTCGGCCCTCACGTACACCCTGCCCGAGATCGACCAGGAAGCCGAATCCGCTGTCATTCAGCAGGCACAGGACGCTCTTGCCGGTGATGGCGTAGCGAGCCATAGCGAGGTCATGGCGCTCGGCTCACCCCTTGATGACTACCTCCAGGACCGTATGGGTCCACTGGCCGACTACGCCCAGGAGGCGTACAAGGTCATCGAGCCGGGAGCGAAACTCACTCCAGAGCAGGTAGCATGGCTCAAAGGCGATACGTCCCAACATGACGGGCTCACCGTGCGACAGGCGATGGATCAGTACCAGGCAGCTATGCGCGATGAGACGGCACGCCTGCTCGACCAGGTACGCGGCACTGGAGGAGACCTCGACCTTGCCGAGGGTGCTGATGCCGGTGTCGCCGATGCGGTAGACCAGATGCAGCAGGTGCTCCCGTCTGACTGGATCGAGGCGAGTAATAGCCAAGGCAAGCTCGCACTCGAAGGCGATGCTAAGCAGATGCGTGGCTACTACAATGCCGCCCGTGGAGGAGGCGGCATTATCGCCCTGCGGACGGCGGGCTATACCGACGAGCAATTGGAGACGGCAGCCATCCACGAGCTCGGCCACCGAATGGAAGATTCCACCAATGGGGTCTGGCTGCTGGAGAAAGAGTTCTACAACGCTCGTACCGCTGACGAGGACTTCGTGGATCTTGACCCCGCCTTCCAGGTGTCCGGGCGTGCCAAGACGGATGCGTGGGCGATCCAGTACCTGGGCAAAGAGCCTCTTTTGGTGCAGCGTGGCATGGGTGTCGATGCCAGCGGGGAGAAGCTACGGGCGATTTACCACTACGAGCTGCTTTCCGTTGGGCTAGAATGGTTACTAGGCAACGATGTGCGCGGCGAGTATTTCCTGAGCCAGGATCCACAGTTCCGGCAATGGCTCCTCGGCGTGCTGTTTGGAGCAAAGGACCACGTCGTATGAGCACATTCACTCTGCAAGGCGAACGCGACGACAAGACAATCGAGCTGACCTGGACCGATGGCGACCTCTCCGGTGATGAGGAGGCGGTGCAGTTCGTGGAGTCGCTGGCCTCTCTCTATGAGGGTGCGGTCATTGCCTCCCCCACGGACAGCACGGTACATGACCACCTGAAGAACTCGGCGAGTGCCGCATCCCTCATGCAGATGGCCTTCAGCGGTCGACCCGTCTGCACCTATACGGACATTCCACCAGTACCAGAGCCGCCCAAAGGAGCCGTGATGTGACTGCCCCCAAACGCCCTGTCTGGTCACCCGATGCTGACTTTGCCGATTGGCTCTACACGTGGGGCAATCTGCCGATGACCCTTGAGGGACTGCGTACCTGGCTGGCGCAGCGCAACCTCACGCCGGAGCAGTTCAAACAGTCAGCGCGCTATCAGGCGAACCTGCAGCGCTTCCCGTGGCTGAAGGAGTTGTAGTGCATGACACAAGAGCCGAATGTCCTGATTGCGTCCCTGCATATTGGGGATGTGCCACTGCCGTTTCTGACCAGCTTTGACAAGATGCAAAAGCCAACCAAGCATGCCATCTTGCGCGTCGGGAGAGGCCCAACGCATCACAGCCGCAATTTTGTGGTCAATCAGGTGATGCAGTGTGACGACGAGCACCTGTTCAACGCCGAAGAAGCAGACGAGCGAGCACGCAACCTCCTCGCAGCGGTGACGCACATCTTCTTCATGGACGATGATATGACGTTCCCGCAGGATGCCTTGATGCGGCTTCTCGCCCATGATGTCCCTATCGTCTCAGGGCACTATGTGAAACGCTTCCCACCGTTTTGGCCCGTTGCTATGCGCTACGTTGGCCCTACCGGGTATACGAGCCTGATTGATTTCTGCCCAGGCTTGCAGGAGGTTGATGTGGTGGGTGGTGGGTGTCTCCTCATCAAACGTGAAGTATTTGAGACGATCCCTTACCCGTGGTTCGAGTACGTGTCTGAGGAGCATAAGGGGGTGCAGACGACGGAGGATGTGCCCTTCTGTGAGAAGGCGAAGAAGGCCGGCTTTCCCATCCTCCTGGACTTCGATGTCCAGTGTGGACATCTGGTGCAGATAGCCGCCAGCCACGAGCACTGGCTCCAGTTCCGTGAGCAGATGGAGGAGGACGGCCCCCCGCACGATCCAGAGCAGTTGAAGATCCGACGGGCCGCCCAGGATGTACGGCCATATAGGCCTGACAGGCCCAAAAGGAGGAGCAGAAAGAGTGCCTAGCAGTACCGCCAGTAAGCACAAAGTCAAGTTGATCTGGGACCAGTCCACCCACCAGGGGACACTCACGATTGATGGTCGCCCGGTGCCCCATGTGCGACGGGTGAATGTCGCGCAACGCCTGCATGATTGTGAAGTGGTGATCTACCTGGATGAGGTGGACTTCGAGCTCGATGTGGATACCTCGGACATCGAGGTCATCCGAGAGGAGTAAAAACTAATGCCATTCATTCCTGGGCAGTACAACAATGCTGCCAAATCTACTCTGGCCAGCTCTATGAAAGCCACTGACACGAGCCTCACTCTGCACAGTGGTGACGGCGCGAACTTCCCCACCTCTGGGCCCTATCTGGTGGCTGTTGGGGACGCTATCAACCAGTACGAGCGTATGCGTGTGACCTCGCGATCGGGTGATAGTCTGGCGGTCACGCGCAATCCCACCGCCGCGTCTGCCTGGGGAAGTAGCGTACCGGTTGAGCTCATCGTGGAAGACGGTGTTGGCGATCTGTGGGGCGTCGGCTCGGTCCTCTCGAACATCACCACTTTGCAGTCCAACGTGAAACTGCCCGTAGTGACTGGCAACACTGCCCAGGCCGTGACTAATGCCGGTACGATTGCCAGTGCTAGCCTGGCAATCTCGCGGGTGACGGCGGCCGGTAACGTCACGGGTGCTATTCTGGCAGCGGGCACGGCAGATGGTCAGATTGTCATCGTGCAGAATAGTAGCAGCCATTCCGTCACCTTTGACACGGCCGCGACGTCCAACGTCGCCGATGGAGCGAGCGATAGTATTGCCGCTACCACTGCCGCATTCTACGAGTGGGATAACACAGCAGCCCTGTGGTTCCGCATCAAGGCGAGCTAGTGGCGAGTAAGAGAACGGGCAAGAGACGGGTAAGAGACGGGAGCAGGACAATGGTCTGGGATGGAGGGGCCGAGAACTACGCCTCGGCAGCAGCGTACTGTAGCGCCTGTCTGGTCGATGACAACGAGGCTGGCGCGGACAAGGTCAAATCGAAATGCCACCTGCCGGTCAAGTCTCCTGGTGGCGGGCTCAATCACGCCGGCATGGCGGCTGCGGCAGCGGCGCTCGCTGGTGCGCGTGGTGGCTACCAGGGGCCAGATAAGCAGAAGGCGGCGAAGAAGCTCTTGGGCTACTACCGGCAGGAGAACATGACGCCGCCAGATACCCTGAAAGCCCTGGCCGCAGGCTGATGGCAAGACGTTGTAGCGAACGGGCATCGTGAATCGTTGTAAGTAGGAGACAAAGACTATGGCAGAGTCCGACGGCGCGAATCCCCAGGCGGGAGGACGCAGCGGCAGTAAAGAGACTTCCTCGAATCCCCAGGCGGGAGCAAGTGAGTCGCAAGGAAACAACTCAATAGACTCCCAGCAAGGTGACTCCCAGCATCCCCAGGCGGGAGAAGAGAACACCTTACCGCCAGATCGCATTCGTGAGATCATGCGGGAGAACCAGGCACTGCGTAAAGCCGCAAAAGAACGCGAGACCGCTGACCAGGCGAAAGAACTGGCCAGCCTCGATGAACTGAGCCGAACGCAGAAACAACTGGAATCGGAACAGGTAAGAAACGCCGACCTCCTGATTAAGTTGCAGAGTAAGGCTCTGAGCGAAGCGCTCATGGAGCATGGACCAGCCCTCGGCATTACGGATTTCGGGCTGGCCAGAAAAGCACTTCTCACTGAGGCCGGACTAGAGACAGATGAAGATGGCAACTATACCAACTTCAAGAAAGTCCTTGAAAAACTAGTATCCGAACACCCCAGTTTAGTCGCCAACACTCTCCCGCGCCCTGCTCCCTCACCCACGTCTGGCGGCGCTACGAATCCAGGACGGTCTTCCGTGTCTCCAGCCCAGCCGGCACCGCCTACAGCCAAAGAACTGTATGAACGGCATCGGCAAAGCGGCGGCATGGCCAACCCGGGCCTATGGAAACGAAACCCCTAACCCGTAGAGGATAGCTCGTAAGCAGGCTCCCCTCTACGTAGGACGATAGAGGAGGGCCATAGTGGCCTCAAATGATATCCAGAGCACTGCGCTCTCCTTTGCGCAGTACGCGGTGCAGAGCAATGATCCCCTCGTCCAAGAGGTGATCTTCTCGCTGCTCGACATTGGCACCGCCATGACGGACATCCCGTTCATCAGCAAAGCGACCATGGTCATGAACGGTGTCCGCTGGAATGGGAACCTGCCAAGCGTGAACTGGGTCGGTCTGAATACTGTTCCTACCGGCACAATTGGCACCCCGAGCCCCTTCCAGGAGCAAGCCTACATCTTGCGAAACAATATCGATGTCGACAAATACCTGATCCAGGATGTCAACCAGATCGGCGATGTTCGCGGCACCCAAGTGGCAGCCTATCTCAAGGCCGTCGCCTATGACTTCAATTACAAGTTCATTCAAAACGACCACGTGACCGGTGACTCCAACAGCTTCATCGGCCTGCAGTACCGCATCAACAACGGCTCGACCTACGGTGTGCGATCCATGAACAAGATCGACGCCAATGGTGTAGTGCTCACCCTCACCGGGTTGACAACTGCTTCCACTAAAGATGCCGGCAACGCCTTCATCGAGTACCTGGACCAACTCCTGTGGTCTGTTGATGCCCCCAATGGCGACGGCGTGACGCTGTACATGAACGAAGTGCTGCAGCGCCGTATGGCTACCCTGCTCCGCGCGATGGGCACAGACGGCGGCTTCGCTATCACCAAAGATGCCTTCGACCGAACGGTGATGACCTATAAGGGGGCCGTCATTAAGGACATTGGCTACAAGTCCGACCAGACCACCCGGATCATCACGAACACGGAGAACGCCGATGGCACCGCTGGCAGCAGTAGCTACACCTCGGTGTACGCGGTGAACTTCAGCACGGATCACTTCTGTGGCTGGCAGTTCGAGCCGCTGCAGGCGCATGACCTGGGCCTGTTGAATGATGGCGTGCTCTACCGGACGGTCATCGACTGGGCGGGTGGCTTGATTAACTTCTCTGACCGCTCCATCGGTCGGTTGTACGACATCAAGATGTCATAAGCCGATAAGCGGCTAGAAGGAGACCTCCATGCCTGTTGATGCCAATCTGACACTCCAGACCAGTGTCACCAAGACAACCACGTTTAATGGCGCCGCGCTGAATATCCCTGGCGGCACTCCGCGCCGAGGGCTCAAGGCCCGTGTGTTGTATTCCGCTGGCACCACGACCAGCGGCACCATCACGGTGACCTTCAGCGTCGACGTGTCCACCAATAGCACCGCCTGGTCAACAGGTGAGTTCCAGGGCGTTGACTCTGCGGTGGCGCTCACCACCACCGGAGGAGTTGCCGGCGAGCTCTTCATCCCGTTCGAGACCAGCGATGCCTATGTCCGCCTCACCGCGACCTTCTCGGGCGGCTCGGCGGGGCAGTCACTCACCTACCAGGGTGACGTGATGCTGGCGCGCCCATAGACTAGCTAGTCGAGTTACTCTAGCAGAGGAGGAGGGCCTGTCAGATGGCTGTACGGCTCACAATGTCAGACTTGATATCTCGGACGCGGCTCATGATCGCCGATACTTCCGGCTCACCGCTACTTACGGACCAGCAAGTCCAGGACAAGCTTGACGAGTGCCGTACGGATATCTGGCAGGCCCTGCTCACGCCTCGCCTCACCTTCCTGAATCCCGGCGGTATGCAATACCTGGACTACTACTACGTTCCTGGTGGGGATCCACGCATGCGCCCGGTGGGCTTCTTCGAGGCGAACGAGACGCTGATCAATGGCTCTTTCGTGACCGTTTCTCCGGCCACCTCAGACGAGATCGTAGGGCACTGGACGTTTAGTCCGCAGCAGCTGCCTCCCGTCATGATTCGCGGTCGGTATTTCGATATCTACCGGGCCTCGGCTGACCTCTTGGACTACAAGATCGCCAACCTGGCCGCGACCAGCCTGGATTTCACGAGCGATGGCCAGTCATTCCACCTCTCGCAGCAGATCCAGTTCCTGCAGAAGATGCGGGATGATTACCGCGGTAAGCAGCGGGCCATCACGCACCATACCCATCGTTTGGACGCTGATACCGACAGTGAAGCCATGCCAGGCATTAGCGCACGGCAGGGCAGTCTTGTCGGCGCCGTCTCGGCCAATGTTCCCTTCCTGACAGGTGAGTAAGAGCCATGCTGAGTAGTGCCCAACTTACCGCCTTCCAGGCCGCAGCCGCCTCCGCGATGGAGCAGTCTATCCAGATCAAGCGGGCGACTCCGACTCCGGATACCACCGGGCACGCCTCGGAGAGTTACAGTGCCGTCGTCACGGTGAATGGCAACCTGAGCCAGCCGACGGGCGGCCTGTTACAGAACTATGACTATCTGGTGGCCGGGATGAATACCTGGATGGTACGGGTGCCAGTCGGCACGAACCTCCTGGAGGATGATCGGCTGATTGTGGCCGGGAAGACCATGCGTGTCATGGTGATTTTGCAGCCACAATCCTACCAGACCAGTATGCGGGCATTGGCTGCGGAGCTCCAGGGGGAAACGGTATGAGTGCTGTCTCAGGATTCAGCCTGCTTCCCCAGGTCATCCAGATGCTGAAAGACACTCCGGACCGAGTAGTCACTGAGGCGGCTACCCAGATCGCCGCGGTAGCTAAAGAGTTATGCCCGGTGGATACCGGCGCCATGCAGTCCACCATCTACGTGGAGTCGCATACGATCAGCACCTATGGCCAGGGCTTCGAGGAGCCGGATGGCGACTCCTACATCATGGAGGAGATCGAGCAACCTCCTAGTGGTACAGCCTACACAGCGGTTGCGGTCAATTACGCGATGTATGTGGAGATGGGAACCCGCTTCATGGGGGCCGAGCCGTTCCTGATCCCAGCCTTGGAGACGATACGTACGGCCTTCGAGGACGGCACGATCCTGACCGGTGTACTGAATCAGCAGTTGGGGGAGTTGTAGCGAGATGACCAATACGGTGAGCACGGCGCTGACCTTCCTCTATGAGACGCTGACGGGGGACACGACCTTCATGTCCTACGTCACTGGCGTCTATACGGGGTTGGCACCGGTGAGCGCGCAACCGGACTTTGCCATCATCGTGCCGCAGGCCATGCCCAAGACCCTCTCGGCCAACGCCGTGGTGGTTCTGAGCCGGCCGCTCTTCCAGGTCAAACTGGTGGGGCCGCGAGCGGACTACACCAACCTCTCATCAGCCTATGACCGCGCGCTTTCTCTCATTGGCCTGGTGCGCAGTACGGCAGGTATTCTTTCTTGCTATATCACCTCTGACCTCTACGTCCAGGAGACGGTGGCCGGAGACCCTTGGGTGAATTTAGGCGGCTTGTTCCGCGTTGAGGTATAGAGGTGTCCGATGACACAAGTTCGCGCAACAGTTAACCAAACGGTGCAGATCGGCGTGGAGTCGACGCACGGAACGCCGGTTGCGGCAGGCAAACTCCTCTCGGCGTGGGACTGGACCTTCGGCGAGAAACCCACGACCAAGCAATGGACGGCGACCGGTAGGAAATACCCAAGCGCCTCAGCGATCCTGACCGAGATGGCAGCCGGCAAGCTCTCCGGACATAATGATTTCGCTGCCTGCGTCTATCCGATTTCCAGCGTCTTCGGCGCGGCTACGGTTGCGTTAGTCGGGGCGAGTTCCACTGTCTATGGCTGGACCTATAAGCCGGTGATCGCAGGTCCAGCCTCTCCGAAGACCTACACGGTGCAGCAGGGCAATAGCACCGATGACTCGCAACAGTATGCCTTTGTGCTGTTCTCCGGATTTGGCTACAGCTTTGATCGCAAGCAGGAAGTCTCCTTCTCGGCAGACTGGTTCGCGCAGACCTTCACCGACGGCGCGACGATGACCAGCACCCCTACCGCGATCGCCTTGTATCCAATGACCGGCGTGCAGGCCAATGTGTACCTGGATACCTCCTCTGGAGGTCTCGGCGGCACGCAGCTCACCGACCCGCTCAAGGTGGACTTCAAGGCT